CACGAATACGGCGACGATCGTGTTCTCCACGGCGCCGGCCGCGTCCGCTTACCGCTGCGTGGTGTTTGGCTGATGCTGCGGCTCTCGACATTTGGCGGAGATGTCCTGGCTGTGCCGCTCACCGGGCTTCTGCTGTCCAATCCCACCGCCGTCCTGCCAACCGACAGTCTGTCGGCGGCAGTGGGAAAGCTCCAGGCCCAGTTTAATTTGGCGTGGCCGCTTCTGACGAAGGCGGCAGGGAGTGTCGTGCTGGATTTCGGGTCCGCGCCGGGAGGCACCGATGCGTCCGTTGCAATCACGGGGCAGTCCGCAATCATAGGCACATCGCTTGTCGATGCCTGGGTTTCCCCGGCGGTCACCGCGGATCACGGGGTGGACGAGCATTGGGCGGAAGACATCATCGTCTCCGCGGGCAACGTCGTGGCCGGGACCGGATTTACGGTCTATGGCAAGAGCGCGACCGGCACCTACGGCAAGTTCAACATCGTATGGGCCTGGGTGTGATCTGAAATGGCAATCCAGCTTCAGGGCAGCAACGCCGTCCCGATTTACGGCGATTCCGGCAGCAACGCCGCACGCATTGTGCTTTACGATTCGGCCGGCAATCCGCTTGTGGTCGCACCGGATTCAGTGATCGGCGCCACGCAGAAAGTTCTTCCGGTCGGTGGAGCCGTGGAGAACAACTGGGCGGCCCTGCGCGTTGACCGCATGGGCAACATGCGGCCCGGTAACGACACGCTGTCAATCCGCGATCCCTGCGAAGGCACCGTCGTAAATACGGCCGTGTGGACCGCATCCACGACTTCCATGACGCAGACGCAGGCGCAGGTCTCCGGGATCAATCTGAACGCCGGCAACTATGCCAGCGGCGCCGCTTACTCCATCCTTACCAGCAGCAAGCAACTTCCGCTTCTTGCGCAGGCGCCCCTGAGAGCCCGATTCAAGGCGCGGGTGGTTTTTTATGGCGGCTCCGTGGTGGAGTTCGGTTTTGGCGCCCCCACCGGCACCACGGCGCAGATCCCGAATGGCGCAGTATGGCGTTACACGTCAACCGGAACCGTTGTTCCGGTTCTATGCACCAACGGGTCCGACGTGGTACAGGGCACAGATGTTTCCGGCCTGCTCAATGCGACGAACTACTACGTCTTCGAGGTCGTCGTCACCGATCAGGATTGCGTTTTCTCGATCTACTCGGCCGGCCTGCTGATCACACAGCAGACGCTTTTCGTGCCGGCCGCGCAGCCCTTGACGTGGGCCGTCACGCATCTGCCGGTGTTCACCCGCCTATACACGATCTCCGCGCCTTCCTCAGCGCCCTACGTTTACCTGCGGGACACGCTGGTACAGACGTTTGACCTTGCGGGCAACGAGCCCTGGACGCACCAGTTGGCTGGCACCGGCCTGGGCGGCGAGGTAAGCCCTACCGCTTTCTCACAAACCTCGAACTGGTCAAATTCAGCCGCGCCGTCGAACGCCGCCCTCTCCAACACCGCCGCGGGATACACCACTCTCGGCGGGCAGTTCGGTTTTGCGGCTGTCGCCGGGGCGGCCACGGATTACTGCCTGTTCGCCTTCGCCGTGCCCGCGCCATACAGCTTCTTCCTGACGGGGCTGCACATAACCGCATACAACACCGGCGCTGCCGGGGCGACAACGCCGACGCTGCTGGCCTGGGGAGCGTTCTGCCAGTCAGGCGGCGCGTCCCTTGCCACCGGCACCTGCATCCGCGTTCCGCTGGGCGCGCAGTATTTTCCCGTCGGCGCCGCGATCGGGCAATGCGCTGACAAAGACCTTGACATCACGCTCGATCCGCCGCTGCGCACCGATGGGAACAAGTATGTGGGCATCATACTGCGCATGCCGGTGGCGACGGCCACCGCCTCGCAGGTGATCCAAGGCAGCGTATTGATGAAGGGCTACTTTGAATGAGGGCCGCGTGACAGACGTTGGCGGTTTTCCACCCGAGGTGAAGGTAGCGTTGTCGGGCGGCCCTTTCTCCGGCCAGACCGTTTTCTGGCCGGAAGGGAAAAAGGAGATGTGGTTCAACAAGGACGCCAGTGACGTGTGGGCTCAATACACGCTGGCGCCGGATGACAATACCAGGGCACTGTTCGCACATTTCGAGATTGCATGAGAAAGAAAGATGATCGACATCGATGTGAGGCCGGTGGCCGCCGCGATAGCGACTGTTGGAGCCCCTGCCATCCTGCGGCGGGTATTCGCCGGCGGCCGGACCGACGTTGCCGTTCGCGCTGTCATCCGGGGCTACAAACCGCAAGAGCTGATCGGCGGCATCGTCCAGGGTGACAAGGAGGCCATTATCTCCGATGCCGAGATAGCCGCGGCGGCGTGGCCAGGGCCGCCCAGGCGTGGCGACCAGATCATCACCACGGCAAGCTCCGGCGTGGCGGCAACCGGGACCGTGCAGGGCGTGGAGACCCGAAACGTGGGCAACAGCACCGCGATGCACGTGATGCAGACGCGGGGGAGCTGATGTTTTCCGAAGAGGCGCTGCAGGGCTTCATCACCAGCCTGACGGTCGACGTGTCGAAGATGAACGCGGTTGCTGCATCCGCGGCCATCGCCGACCTGGCCGCCCGGGAGCGCGACCGGGTGCTGGCGCAACAGGGTGCCCGTTCCGGCATGGCGCCGAACTACAGGCAGATCGTGGACAACATCGAGGGCGCCGCTCTGGAGAGCGTCAAGCCGGATGGCTATGTCATGTTCGCCTGGACCTACCTTGCCGAGGTGGTGCGCGACACCTACCACGCCCTGGTCCTGGCCGCGCCAAAGCTCAGCGGCACGTATGTCAACTCGATCATCATCACCGTGGATGACGTCGAAGTTGCCGTGGACGATATCGACGAGGGAGTTACCAAAGCAGTCATCGTCGCCACGGCACCCTACTCCCGCAAGCTGGAAGTGGGCTGGAAAGCCCATGGTCGCGTGCTTGTCCAGGCCGGGCACCATTATGTCGAAGAGACCGCCATCGTGGCCCGGCGGCTTTCTGGCGCCGTCGCCGACATCCAGTTCGGCTATCAGGACATCGCCGATCCCTGGATTCTCAAAGACCGGCGCGGACACCGCCGGGTGCGCGGCGCCATCGTGGACTATGTGCGCTACCCCGCCATCTTCATAAGCGCGAGGACCGCGTGACTGCCGGCCTGCACCGCACGCTGCGGGACGACATCCTCGCCCTATGGACCGCAGCGGCGATCGATCCGACCGTTCCGGTCTACTGGCGCACCGACGACTTCGAGCCGCTGCCTGATCCGTCAACCGTCCCCCATTTCTTCCGCAACGAGGTCAGCTTCGGCCGGGAAAAGGTAATGGCCTTTGGCGGCGGGAATGGCAAAAACCTCAAGGCGCAGTTCGGCTCTGTCGTCATGCGCCTGTTCACCGCCCGCGCGCTCGGCAGTGAGGATGTGGCACTGGATCTGATGTCCGCCGGACTTGCGGCTTTCCGAAGCAAGCGCATTACGGCGGACGCGCTCGGGAATGACCTGAGCTTCGTCGGAGACGGGTCCGGCTTCGACCAGGGGCAGACAGAAGACGGGAATTGGTTCATGCGTGGGTCCCTGATGGTCTACGAATACCGATTCCTGGGTTAGCGACCGAGCGCTGCGGTGCCAGCGCAATTTGAAGGATGGAGTGTGCCATGCCGTTGGCCGAGGGCGTATCCCAAAGAATTATATACAAGCCCTATGCGACCGGGGTCATCACAGCGAACACTGAGCCTGTCGCAACGGTCGATCCCGGCGTCACCGGGGGAAAGACGCTGCGCCGGGTTTCGTCCACCCTGGAGCTGGCAAAGAACACATACAGCAGCAACGAAATCCGCGCCGACCGGCAGATTGCTGATTTCCGGCACGGCACACGCCATGCCCAGGGCAAAATCGCGGGAGAGCTTTCCCCTTCCAGCTACTTCGATCTTTTCGAGGCCACACACCGGGACACGCGCGTTGGTCCTGTGGCGCTGACCCACACCCAGTACACCAGCATTGCGGCCAGTGCATCGGCATCCACGCTGACGCTGGGCAGCGGCGATGCCGTCGCGCTTGGCCTCACCGCCGGCGACATCATCCGCCTTTCCGGGAGCGGCACCACGGCAAACAATGGAGTCAACTTCACCATCGTCAGCATCGGAGGGGCCGGCAACACTGTGCTGACGGTCAGTCCTCCGCCGGCTGACATGTCTTCCGACACGGCGGTTGGCATCACCCGCCCTGGGTACTCCACGATCGTTCCCGCGACCGGCCAGGTGTCGCGCAAGTTCGCGTTCGAGATTTATGGGTCGGACATCGACGTTAGCCGGCTTTTCACCGAATGCCGGCTTTCCGGCTACACTTTGGCGCTGCCGGCAACTGGGCTCTCGACCTGTGATTTCGATGTCATGGGCCGGGACATGCAGGTGCTGACGGCCGACGCCGCGCCATTCTTCGCTGCCCCCGCGGCTGCCTCCACCACCGGGGTCTGCGCCTCGGTCAACGGCATCCTTGTGCTCGGGGGCATCGCCCAGGGCGTGGTCACCGGAGTCAATCTGGCGATGACCCTGACGCCCACCGCGGCGGACGTAGTGGGGCAGAATTTCCCCGCCGAGATTTTCCTGGGACGCGCGAACTGCACCGGCACGCTCACCGCATATTTCCAGGACGGTGTAATCGTGTCGGACTTCCTTAACGAAAGCGAGGTCGGCCTCATGGTGACGCTCGATGCCAGCAGCGCGGCGGGCGCCGATGCCATCAGTCTCTACATGCCCAGGATAAAGCTCAGCTCGGCGAGCGTGGCGATTACCGGGGAGGCTGGCCAGATCCTCACCGCGCCGTTCCAGGCCCTGCTTTACAACGGGTCGGCTCCCGGTGTGCCAGCCACAACTATCCGCATCGTTGACACCGCGGCGGCTGCGACATGAGCAAGTTTGCCGGCCTCGGGCTCGCCGTCGATACACCCGCCCGCATGTTCATCCTGCACCCGGTCAGCCGACGCCCGCTTGTCAACGCCGAGACCGGAGAGCAGGCGTGGATCGACCTGCTTTCCGCCTCCAGCCAGGCGGGACGCGCGCACGACCGCACAGTGACCGACAAGCAGATCAAAATGCGCGGGCAGCGGTTGCGCGCGGAAGACATCGAGAGCGACTTCACCGAAAAACTCGCCAGGCTGACGAAGGGATGGCTTCTCGTGACGCTGGAAGGCGTTCCCCTTGAGGTGGAGTTTTCGCTTGCGGCGGCGCGCGAGCTTTATGCCATGCCGGAGCTTTCCTGGCTGCGCGACCAGGTGGCCGAGTTCGCGGCCGAACTGGGAAACTACCCGGCGGCTGCGTCGACGAGCTGATTGCCTATGCAGAGCATCAGTTCCGCCTGTCCGTGCGCGGCCCCGATGGTTCAACCGAACGCGAGCACCTGGAAAGCGTGGAGCGCCAGACCGGCAAGCGGCCTCCATCGCTTGACGGCCCTCCCCTTCCGCCCGATGGCGAGCATGTCTGGCGCTGGTTTGTCGCGCTGAGCGGCGGGCGCGGCGGCAACGGCTTCGGGCCAAACCCGATCGGGTGGGTGGATTTGGCGGCGTGGATTTCGCTGACCGGCATCATCGTGCGGCCAGCCGAGCTCGAAGCGATCATGGCGGTGGACAGGGCTTGGATGGAGGTGCAGTCCAAGCCAAAGACGTGATCCGCCGATTGGGGTTTGGAAAAATGGCCGCAGCGATCAGCGCCGAATTGGTAACGATCATCAGGTCCTCGCTTGACGCCTCGGCGTTTCAGGTTGGCGCCAACCTTGTTGATGCCGCCACCAAGAAGATGATCCTTAGCGGGCGTGAGTCCGTTGTCGTCCAGAAGGATCAGCAGAAGCTCTTGCTGGATTCCGGAAAGGCGTTCGACAATTATCGGCGGGGCGTTGACGAAAGCTACAAAAACCTCCAGCGGTTTGTGGACATCCAGACCGCAGCGAACAAAGCCGTCATTGCCGGCCGCACGACGCAGGAGACCGCCCAGCACGTCCTTGACCAGTGGGGCATCCGGTTGGGCGTGGTCTCGTCCGAAATGGCGGACGCAACGCGCAAAACCGAGGAATTTGCGGCGGCGACCAAGGCTGCGGCCACTGCCCAGGCCGAACTCTCCCGGGCATCGGATGCTGCCAACGCGCTGCGCGCCAGCATCGACCCTCTGTTTGCCGCCTCGAAGCGTTACGAGGCGCAGCTTGATCTGGTCAGCCGGGCGCTCGCCACCGGCGTCATCAACGCCGAGGCGGCGGCGCTTGCCACGGAGAGGTTCACGTCAGCTTTCTCGGAGTCGTTCTCCCCGCTTGGCAGGGGCATTTCCCTCGTTAACCAGTTCACCACGGTCCAAGCCGAGGCCGCCCGCCGCACGGAAGCCACCACGGCTTCCATCCGCGCCCAGAGCAACGCCCAGGCCGCATACGCCGCCCGCCGCACCAGTGACGGCCCGGACCAGCTCCGCACCGGCGGAACGGCTCCTGACCCCCTCTCTGGCGAGGACTATGCCAAGCGGCAGGCTGACCTCGAAGCCTATGCCAAGGCAATGGAGGATCTGCGCGCAAAGACCGATCCGGTCTACGCCGCCAGCAAAGCCTACGAAAAGCAGCTCGACCTTGTGACCCAGGCGCAAAAGACCGGCGCGATATCGGCCAGGGCAGCCGAGCTGGAGATGGAGCGTCTGACGGCGGCCTATGCTGCGAGCCACGCCCCGCTCGATGGTCTGTTGCTGAAGACCCGGCTTCTTTCAGCTGCCGAAGATGAGATGACCCGGCGCATGATCGCCGCGGAAACCGCGCAGCGAACGTCCAGGAACGCGCTGGCGTCTGCCAACTCGCGCACCGGAACGGCGGCTACCAACCCCCTCTTCGGAGTGGACTTTTCCAAAGTGCAGGCTGACACCGACGCGTACGCGGCGGCAATGGACCGCCTGCGCGCCGCAATCGACCCAGTGTATGCGGCGAGCAAAGCCTACGAAATGGAGCTCATGGCGGTAGCGAACGCGCAGGCTTTCGGTGCCGTCACGGCTGATCAGGCGGAGATCGCCATGGAGCGGATTACCGCGGCCTTCGCCGCCTCGAACGCTCCCCTGCAGGGTACCGAGCATGCGCTTTTGGCCGCCGCAGCGGCGCAGAGAAAACTGGCGAGCGACACGGAGATCGCTACCCGAGCCGCGCGTGACCAGAACAAGGTGCAGGCCGAAATCAACGCCCAAATGAAGGCCAGCCAAAAGCCGGCGGACGTTGTTCGGGATAGGGCCGCCGAAGCGCAAGCGAAGGAAGACAGGCTGCGTGCCCAATATGACCCCGAATTTGCCATCTACCAGGCGGCGGAAAAGAAAAGGTCCGACATCTCCAAACTGGCAAACAGCGGAGCCATCACCGAAGGAGTTGCGACGGCAGCGAGGGCGAAGGCCAGCAAGGAATTTGCCAAGTCCATTGAGGATTTGGAGAAATCCACCGAGGAGCAGGGCAAACTGCAGCTCGCCACGGCTGGCACGGCGCGCGAGTTTATGGTTCTCGGCCACGAGGTTGTCACCGGGAACTTCAACCGCATTCCCGGCTCGTTGATGGTCCTGGCAGAGCGCATGGGCGAACTCGACAAGATCGCGGAGCTTGCCTGGAAGGCCATCACGTCGCCGGTCGGGCTGGCGATCATTGGCTTTGCCGCAGTGTCCGCCTCCGTAGTTGCGCTGGGCGTCTATGCGGAGGTGACGTCGCGCCGGCTCAACGAAATGATGGACATGATGGCCGCGCGCCGGAACGACTTCCGGGACATGGCGAACGAGGCCACCGACGCCGCCTACCACATCGCGGCGGTCACCCCCGGCATCTCGACGACCGACGCCCGCGCGGCGACGGCCGCGCTCGGTGGCGCGCCGCAGTTCCACGGCAGCCAGAAGGATCTGGAAGCCCTCACCAAAGCGGCGAACGACCTCGCCATGAGCCTGGGCACCTCACTCCCCGAAGAAGCCAAGGCACTCGCCGGCGCCATGAAAGATGCCGGCCAGGAAGCGCAAATCCTGAGCGACAAGGGATTCCGCCCGTTCGACCAGACTCTCGTGGACCATATCAAGCTGCTCGTTGAAAGCGGAGACCGGACCAGGGCTTTCGCCGAATTTATGGTGGCGCTGCAGAAGGCCGTTGGGGGCGCCACGGAACGGGTGACCCCGCTGGAGCAGGCTTTCAGCGATCTGGCGAAGGCCATCACCGGAGCCGACCATGCCGCGCGTTCCGGCGAGCAGGGCTTTGGCGCCACCGTCAACGCGGCCATGGTGGATCAGGTCCATGCCATGACTGACGATATCCTGAGCATCAAATGGTATTTCGACGCCATCGCCGCCGGCGTTAACTGGGCCACGGGACGCGCCGCTGTGGCTCCGCTGCCCGAGGGTGTTGGCGAAAGCGCCGGCGCTGGGCAAGGGCGTCCGATTTCCGATGCCGCGCAGGAGAAATTGTTCGCGTCGGCCCGCGCGTTGGAGAACATCGCGCCCGCAGTCGCTGACCTTTCGATCAAAATCGCCGGGGTGGAAAGCGGC